AGCCTGCTGGACGCCTGGTCGACCGACAACCTGCTCACGTGGACGCGGCCGCGGGTCCCATTAGCCTTGGTGCCAGGCCAGCAGATCTACTCGTGGGGGCTCGCGGTGCCCCCGTGCGACATCCCGGGCATCCCCCCGGTGCGCCTCGACCTGTGCCTGCTCGACATTGGCGGCGTGCCCGTGCAGGAGTGGGAGGTCACCGTCCTCGACCAGGCGCAGTATCAGACGTATGTCTGGCTCAAGGGCATGCAATCGACCTATGTAGAATATGTTTATTTGGAAGACACGGTCCCGGTGAAGCGCCTGCACACGTGGCCGGTGCCGCAATACCCCGGCTACACGCTGCAGCTCCTGCCCTGGCCAGCGCAGCCGCAGTACACGCATTGGGACGAGGGGTTGGAGTGGCCAAACGGCTACGTGCGGCTGTTCTCCTACGCGCTTGCGGTGGAGATCGCTCCGGAGTACGGCGTGGAAGCCTCGCCGACGGTCCAGCGCATTGCGGAGCAGGCGAAGCGCGATCTGGCCGTGGTGAACGCGCGCGTGGGCCGGCTCGCGCTCTCCCCCGGGCCGCCGGCGCGCACGAGCGGGTGGGCCGCGTTCGTCGCGGGGCGGGCGCGTTAGCGCGGCAAGCGCAGGAAGACTTGCCAGAAGGCCGCGCCCATGGCGGCATCGTACAAGGAGGCTCATGCGCTCCTCCTCAGCAGTTCGGCAGTTTGCGCCACAATGGCCTGGGAGGTGGCGTGCAGGTCAGCGAGGGCCTTGCGACCTGCGTCGAAGCGGCGTTCCAGACGGCGGTCAAGACGCCATGCCACGATCACGAGACCGCTCAAATAGACGAGGGCACAGGCAATGGTGGCGATAAACGTCTGTTGTTGATTGTCGGCAATGGTCTTGAGCGTGGTACTGAGTTCCGTAAGGAGGGCGGCAAGTTGAGGGTCCATTAGGCGTCCGCCTCCTCTGCCGCGATGTCCTTCTCGATCTCGGCATCGATGTACGCCTGCATGCCCTCGTAGAAGTCCGTCAGACGGGCCAGCGCTTCCAGGATCGTGTCGTAGGGGTACTCTGGGGAGTCATCGATGTAGCGCTCGATGATGGCGCCCAGGGGCGCATAGAGCGTGTGAACTGCGGCAAGTTCGGCGTCAGTGAGCAGGTCGGGATCGGGCTCCGGTGCTGGGGCATGGACGAGTTGCCAGCAGGAGGGAACGTGCTTGCGGTTCATAGGGCACCTCTTCACAGGTGAACATGATAGGGCCTCGCATGGTGAAGCATGAAAGCTTACGAACGGGAGCGACCCGTTACCCTACCATGCCGGCAGAGACTATAGGGTAAGTATACCCAAAAGGCACGCACGTATGCCAGAATTACCGGGATTTATTGGACCATCGGGACTCGTGAGAAGCCCCAACGCGGCCTGCGATCGGCTCATCAACATGTACATCGAGCAGGTCGAGGTGGACCGCAAACGCTACACGCTCTACAGCATGCCCGGCCTGCGGCCCGTTGCCCTCCTGCCCTCGGGGCCGGTGCGCGGTCTGTATACGGCGACGAACGGGCGCGTGTTCGCGGCGACGTCCACCAGCCTGTATGAGGTGTTCGCCGGCTGGACGTTCCTCAGTCGCGGCACGATCCACACCGGCACCGCGCCGGCGTCGTTCACGGATGACGGTGTGCATATGGTGTTCAGCGTCGACGGTATCGGCTACGGCTACGACTTCCAGGCGAACGCGCTCACGCCGCTCCCCCTCACCGGCCCGCAGACGTTTGGCCAACTCGGCTATATCGACGGCCGGATCGTGACCAACGAGCCGGGGACGCGGCGCTTCTGGTATACGCCCATTCTCGACGCGGCTACCTGGCCGGCGCTCAACTTTTATAGTGCGGAGGCGCGCCCAGACCTGCTCGTGACGCTCCTGGTGGATCACCGGGAAATCTGGCTGTTCGGCAGCCAATCCATTGAGGTGTGGTTCAGTACCGGGGACGCGCTCTCGCCCTTCGGGCGCATGCAAAACGTGTTCATCGAGCAGGGGATTGAGACGCCACACAGCGTCGACGCCCTGGACAACACCCTTTTCTGGCTTGGCGGCTCGCCACGCGGCGAAGGCCCGATGTGGACGGTCAATGGGTATCAGCCCGTCCGGATCAGCACGCATGCGGTGGAGAGTGCCATGGCTGGGATGCCGACCGTGGGGGATGCGGTCGTCTCGACGGCCCGGCACGGCGGCCACGCCTGGGTGATGTGGGACTTCCCGAGTGGGCAGCAGTCCTGGGCCTTTGACACGGCGACCCAGGCCTGGGCGGAATGGCCCGCGCTGGAGGACGGTGGGTCGTTCACGAATTACCCGAGCAATCAACATTGCTCTGCGTTCGGAGAGCACGTCTTTGGAGACCGCAGCACCGGGCAGCTCTACGTGTGGGATATTTTATACCATAAATTAGGGGCGGCTCCTCGCGTATGCCGTCGCACGTCTCCCCATGTGCGCAATGAACAAAAACGTATCCGGTACAACGAGTTTCGCCTTGAGGCTGAGATGGGCGTTGGCCTGGACGGCTCTCCGCCTGTCGGGGCTGATCCACAGATGATGCTCAGGACGAGTAGCGATGGTGGCCATAGTTGGTCACAGGGTCGCTGGCGCAGTCTGGGCAAGATCGGGGCAACGCGGCAACAGGCGTGCTGGTACCAATTAGGCCAGCACCGCCAGTTGGCGTTTGAGATAAGCGTGAGTGATCCAGTCAAGGTCGCGTTGCTCGCGGCCTATCTGGAGGTGAGTTAGGAAGCTTTCTTTTTCCTTGGGGGTGCGCTGGTAAGCAAGAGTGGTTGGACCGGCACACGCGGGGCCTTCACGCCCTTGAGACAATTACACAACTGACAGGCTGGCACCACATTTGAGGCGGTATGTGAACCTCCTTTACTGAGAGGCGTGATGTGATCTTGGCTGAGGCGTTGCATCTTTCGACCACAATAGACGCAGCGATGGCCGTAATGTTCCTTGATTTCCCGCCATTGCGCTGCGGTCAAATCATTGATGGGGGCATTGACCTTGCGGGCACGATGCCGGGCCGCACTCACGTTGATTATGTCAGGATTCGTGGCGGCATAGGCCCGTTTATAGGCCCGGTCCTCTTCCTTTTTGGCAAGATGCCGTGCCTGTTGCCGTGCGAGAATCGCCTCCCGGTTCGCTTGGTGATACGCCCGTTTTTGGGCACGAATGGTCTCTGCATGTTCTTCGTGATAGTCATGGGCACTGAGGCTTTTTTCTTCTTTGTGTGTGGCGTTATAGGCATGCTGATAGGCAATAATTGCAGTCTTGTGAGCTTCGTAATAGATATGTTTGTGAATACGTTCGGCTTCGGGATCTTTGTAGGCCATCGCAACCTCCGTTCAGGTTATGCGGTGATGGGGCCTGTTGCTGAACGGAGCAACGCGGGTTAGCTAGACCCGACCCCATCAGCAGCAGTATACGATGTATGACTTAAGTATACCCTATGTAGGGCAGAGTAATCCATGGAAATATTAGCCCCCGCTCCCGCCCGTGAAGCGCTGGTGGCGCGCCCTGGCGAGATCATCACGCCGCCCTGGCAGCGCTGGCTCTCTGACCTGCAGCGCCTCGTGCTGGCGCTCCAAGCGCAACTCGACGCCCTGCCGGCTGGCCCCTTCCAGCCCCTCGACGCCACGCTCAGTACGCTGGCGGCCCTCGTGGGCACGGCGAACACCCTGCCCTACTTCAGCGGCACGGACGTGGCGGCCCTGACGGCGCTGACGGCCTTTGCGCGCACGCTGCTGGCAGGTCCGGACGCGGCGGCGATGCAGGCGACGCTCGGCCTGGACGCCTCTGTGCTCCAGACGACGACGCAGACGGTGGCGGTGTCGGGCGCGGCCGTCCTCACGTATGCGGCGATGGCGCCGGCGGGTGCGGAGGTGCACGGCGTCACCTGGCGCGTGTCCGAGACGTTCACGGGCACGCTCACGGGCCTGCTCGTGGGCGACGCGGTGGTCGCCGATCGCTGGGGCCAGGCGCCGGCGCCCGTGGCCGGCACCACCGGCTCCAGCGCCGCCTGGCGCGGCCCGGGCGGCTTCACGACGCCCGGGGCCTACGCGGTGCTGGCGGCGCCGGTCGGCGCGGGGTTTGGCGGGGCGGGGGCGCTCACGTGCGCGTGTACGTGGCTTGCGGCGCTGCCGGCGCCCTAGGAGGGCCGTATGGCGCTGTGGCATATCCCCGGCCAGGGGATCGTCAACGATGCGGAGGAGGGGGCCTCTATTCCTGAGCCCGGCGAGATCACCTTGCCGAGCGGGGAGGTCATTCGATGGGGCATCGCGGGCACACAGAAGCTCCCGGAGTACCGCAACGCGCTCCAGTATGGCGACACCACGTTTCAATGGGACCCGACGCGGCGGGCCTTTTCGGGGAGCATGCCCGAGACCGCGCCCGGCTACGTGAGTGCGCTCCTCGCCTTCCGCGACCGGCAGGCGCAGGGGCAGGTGCAGCCGTGGGAGGTGGAGCAGTACCAGCAGTGGGAGCAGCAAGCGCGGGCCATTCCCACGCGCGACCTCTTGAGCCTCACGGCGGGCTGGCAAGGCGAGTACGCGGGGGAGCACGCCAACCAGGACTGGTGGACCTCCCTCGATCCCGGCAGCCCGGACGTCGGCGGCGTGATGCTCCAGCTCCGCGACAAGCTCGACGCGGGCACCGCCTCGGATCAGGAGCGTGGCCTGTACAGCCAGGTGCTGGGGATGGCCAATGAGTGGGACTGGCGCGCCAGCGTGCCGCAGGCCTCCGACGCCTTCAACCCGATGGGCGATCAATTCTTCCAGGCCCTCTCTGCCCT